TGTTCCAGGTTTACAACTTTCACATTATGGCTCATTTCTCTTTTCTCCTTTTAGCTGCGCCGATAACTTGCCCGGCGCCGTTCTGCTGGTTGATCAATCATTGTGTCCACCATCCGCTGTAGTTCGGCCGTTGCTTTGCTTTCGGCCTTGAATCTGCCTTCGTCTTCCGTAAGCAGATCCGCCGTCACACCGTTCACAACATAGTCGCGGAAGATCTTGGGGAATCCTACCGGCTCCCAGTATGCTGTTTCCGTGTAAGGATCCTTGCCTGTGCTTGGCGCCAGCGCTTTGTAGCATTCGCCCTGAGCTGCCAGATATGTCAGGTCCCCAATCGAGTATTCAGTGGCGGCAACCCATTCCGTCCAGCTGAATTCTGGTGACACGGGCCTGAACCGGATCCACGGCTTCACCGGCGCCTGGTCCGCCCGGAAGAGTATCACGCCATCATTAATCGTAATCTGGAACACGCGGCCGCGGTCCGGGTATATTCTGGGGTTATAGTCAAATGCGCAGTCTTCCACGTCCACGCCATCAATCTCCGTTTCATCTTCCTGGTCAAAGTCGATGTTGCGCACAAACGTATCGCCAGCCGCTTCCCAGTAGTCCGTCTCTTCGTCCGGCTGCTGATTCAGGTTGCCGTCCTGCAGGCTGATGTAATACGCAGATTCATCGTCGCCGTCGGTATATAAAATCTCGTCGTCTTCGGAATAAGAAACAGCTGCATCCCAGTCCGGCCGGAACTGGCGCTGCTCAACCAGGCGCACGTCCGGCCATATAGCTTCTTCCCATGCAATCTTTAATCGCTCGGTAACCAGCTCGGCATAGTCACCTTTCTGTGCGGCCGTCAATGGATCATCTGCCGGGTTCAGTCCCTTACGTCGCACGATCGCATCATAAATCAGGCTAATGTCGATCTTCTTCATCGCTTCACTGTCCTGGCGCCATTCTCGTCAATAATGGTTTTGGTGCCGTTGGTGTGATAAATGGTCTTTTCCTTAACGCGGCCGCGGCGGCATTTCATTCCACGTGGCACGCACTTGTCCGGCATGGTGTTGGTCCAGGGATACATGCGCTTCATGTCTTCCCAGTATCCATTGCCGTCAGCTTCCATAACTTCCGGGCCTTCGGTGTTCACCGCATTCATAACGGCTTCAATGGAAACCTGCATGTGCAGGCGGCCATCGCCGGCAAAGCGTTTGAATTCACCGCGGGATCCAGCATTGTTCTGGTCGCGGTTAATCGCCGTACGCAGCTGCTGCTGCGTAATCCTTCCTGTTTCTCTTACCATCGCTGAACCTCCCCCGACAGGTTGCACCAGCAGCGCCCTGAGAGATGGCTCAGGGCGCTCCGGTTTATTCAGCTCTACTTAGCGCTTGGCAGCGTCAAGTATTCTCAGATAGAAACGCACTTCGCCAACAGTGTTGGATCCCACTGCTTCGGCTGCGTTCGGTGTAAATATGAAGTCCACCGTGTCGGCAGCAGTGTATACTGAGCCCGTTGTTTCTCCAAACTTCATCCACACTTCGGTGCCGTCGCTGGCCAGCTCAGTGCTTGTCAGGTATTTGTCGTCGTCGTCGCCATCGCCAACCTTAACAGCAAGGCTGCCCGTGAAGTTGGTGTTGCTGGTGTCAAATGCTTTCTTGAGCATCATTGCTGCCAGTTTCACGCCGTACTTCGCTTGCACGTTCATGGTCAGCGTCTGCGCAGTGTTAGTTGTGGTCGTTGTCAGGTTTGTATAGAGTACCTGAACTTCCATGTTCGCGCCCAGCTCTGCCTTCTCCTGCTCCGTTAGGGGCCGGATCTGCGGGCTCCCCGCCTCCACCACCACTACGCCAATCACCATAGCTGCAACCAACAGCATCACCAATATTTTGCTTGCACTCCTCATGTCTTCGTCTCCTCGTTGGGATTTATTTGTGCTCATTCTTCAAACTCTCATTGGGCCGGCAGCTATGTTGGCTGCCGGCCCGGTCTTATCTCCTAGTTAGGAACTGATGATCGCCCTCATCTGGCCCTGCGGGTTGTCACACGCCAGGATCCCGACTGCATCGTGGTAACCACGCGGTCCGCCACTCTTCGGGGGCTCAATGAACGCCATAGGCGCCTGCAGCCAGCGTTTCTGCCACATGCTCAGCGCCACGAATATACCGCTGCGGGTTGTTTCGTCGTTCGCTTCGCCTGTAGCTTCTTCTGCGTACAGGTTCCAGTTGGTAACGGTTTTGATGTTACCGGAGTCGAATGAGAAGAAGTCCACGATGTGCATAAACGCTTTTTCCTTCACATCCATGCTGAATCGCTGCAGTGCTGTCTCGGAAGCCACATCTGTATCATGCTGCGCGTAGTCGCTCATCTTCTGCTTGAGCTTAATCCCCACGAAACCCGTCAGGTCAACCGGCTGGCTGATCTGCGTCGCTGCTGCTTCCATCATGGTCTTCACCTGGGCCGACGTGAAGTTAGCCAGGGTGCCGGCGTAGTTACACGCGGCCACCGGTCTAAGATCGCTCGGTACAGGCTTAACAGTCTGTGCCGCTGCTGATAGCCAGCTGAACGCACCGCGACTTCGGAAAGCCGTTGTGGGTGCTGCTTCCTTCGCCGTATCGTACGAGCTTAGGAACTGCTTTTCAATCTGCAGCGCAAACAGAAGACCATCATCAGTCATCTGCTTGGCCTTCTCCTTCTTGCCAACGCCGGCGGTTGCCGTCAGGTTTGCAAGTTTAGAAGCCAGCCAGCCATCACTCATAAACCACATGGCGTATGCTTCAATCTCTTCGCGTGTGGTTTTGCTCCACGAGCTCTTGTCAGTACCGTCAAGCGTACCACCGAAACCACGCTTCGGCCATGCCTGTGCGGGCCATGATGCCGCCATTTGCTTGGGCGCGGGTCCCGTTTTGATCAAACGGGTAAAAGGGGTCTTTGAACTTTCAGCTATGAAAATCGTGTCGCCTAACTCAGCGATTTTCATGGGCTGGTCTTTTTCATACATACCTGGCATAACTAATTCCTCCGGCCCCCTTATTGAATTTTCTTACAGTGCCGCTTCGTATGCGCTCTGCAAGCTCTCCCTGGTGGGACCTTTCTCCATGAGAGCTTTTGCATCAAAACCGTGTCCGCCGCTGGTATTCACTTTCGGCTTCACAACCTGCTTCTTGGTCTTCTTCAAGGTTCCGGCTGGTATCTTCACCTCCGTTTTGGCTTTGCCGCCCTTGGCAAGCCGTTCTCTTTCGAGTCGGAGTTTTCTACCCTCAGTCAGATCCGCTCGTTGGACCTTCCGCCGTGCTTCAATCAGATCCTCAGCTGTTCGGCTGATTTCGCGCAAACGCGTCTGGACCTGGCTGAACCTCTTACGGATCTGTGGTGCCTCATATGCAGGATCTTCGGGGGTTCCGTTCCCCTCATATCCGTCATAGTTATCTGTCAGCCACTTTTCAGCCGCTCTCAGCGTCTGAAATTCCGTTATGGTTGTTGCCTCTTCGTTCGTCAGGTATTCGGGTGCAATGTCTAGCACTGCTTCCGATGGTCTGTCAGCCGCTTCCCTGGCCTCTGCCAGCTCCGCTTCTGCAGCCTCAGCCCGTTCCTGAGCTTCCTTGGCGTCCTTGGTAACTTTTCCAATACGCTTCTCGATCTTGGTTTGGGTTGCTTCCGGTACGCCTTCCCAACGCTCCTCAGAGCCTTGTTCTTCCTGTTCCTCGGATTTTTCTTCCTCGGACTCGGCGCCGTCTGCTTCCTCACCTTCCTGAGAGTTACCAGCCTGTTCGTCCTCCAACTCCTGGGAGCCAGCCTGGCCTTCGTCCTCATCGTCACCTTCGATAACTTTGAGTCCTGCGTTGATCCTTGATTCCAGATCATCCGCACTTGCTACGGGGGCTGCGTTAGCCGCCGCTGCTTTTGCTTCTAGTTCTTCTGCTGTCAGCATGATGTCAACTCCATCAAGTAAGTTCCCGTGACAATTTATATAGCCGTGTCCCGTTACCGGCCGAAGGGGTATCCCTTCAAGACACATGTATTTTCATGGCAACCTGAGCGGAATGCAATGGGCTGTGTTCCAAAACCGTACAAAACAGACAAAATACCCAACGCCATGCCGTAAGAAGCCCCTGTTTTCGCACCTAAACGCAAAACGGCCGCTGAACTTTCATTCAGCGGCCGCCTGTCCCCTGTCCCCTGTCTACTGTCTACTGCCCCCCGTCTAACTGCATCAGGTCAATCTTTCTTTGCGCCTTCTGTTTTTCTCGCCCCACCGTGTCCGCAGCGAGTTCTGCATAATTCAGCAGCACTTCCTGGGCGTCGGCTGCTGCAGCATAGCAACCATCCAGCACGGCCGCCTGGCGGTCCGTCAGGGCCTCGTCAGACTGCAGATCTCCATACTGCTCCTGTAGCCCGCGCAGCAGTAGTATGCAGCCCTGCAGCACCGGATGATCAAGCGGCACCGCCATCATGCTCAGCAGCTCCGCATTTTTCTTAGGATCCACCTTGTAGCGTGTTTTGCTCTTAATCCATCTGCTCAGCTTAGTCATGTCTGTTCCTCCTGCTCGTCCAGTTTATCCAATTCTTCCCTCGCCAGGTTTCCATTATCCCATGTACAATCCCTATGCCTCATCGCCGCCCGCAATCGGCTGCTCTGCATTAGCGCTCAACGCGCCCGGTGTGCCCTGCCGGCCGATGGCTGCATTTGCGCCAAACTGTTCGGCCATAGCTGCCAGGTGCTCAATCCTTGCCTGGATAATCTCCATGCGGTCCGGTGTCAGGCTCGCATAGATCGCCGGGTTGGCCTCGCGGATCTGCGTATAGAAGCTTAGGCGCAGAGCATAGTTCTGGCTGCCGTCCGTAACCATCTGCGGCTCGATGCCGGCAAGCGCCTGCTGATACTTGTCCATCTCGTCGTCCAGTTCGCTCTCAGCTGCCTGCGCCTTGGTCCGGATAGATGTCTCCGCCAGTGTCGGCTCCAGTCTGTGCAGGAAGTCCGTCACGATCGGGGTTGAGTTTATTACACCCTCGCGGTCCATAACCATCAGCACGTCCTTAATCGCCTTTGCGCGTTTCATGAAGTCGTCCACGTTCAGGTCCCTGGCGTCATAAGAAATACTGATGTCGAACATGCCGGCAATGTCTTCCCTGCTTTTAATCAGCGCTTCCCCCTGCGTGTTCGTAATCCTTGCCAGCTCCTCTTCCGGCATATACCGCTGCGCTACCTGCAGGATCTGTTTCAGGATCTCGCCCAGCTGCGCCAGCCACCAGGTCACCTTGAACTGGCGCGCCAGCCCCACCAGGATGTCGTTGGTGCCGCCTGCATTCGGCCGCCCATGATACTCCGCCTGGAAATCCTTGATCTGGTCCATAATTCTTACAACGCTGGCCGGATATGCCGGTGGCGCCAGCCATTTATAATCGCCATCCCTCTTTGCCTGCAGCTCCATCAGCGGCTCGATGTAGAGCCGGCCCATACTGCGCCGGCCGCGCGTCACAATCGGGGGCACCGCGCTAATTTGCGCGTTGTCTCCCCAGCTATCCATGAAGAGTTTAAGGCTGTCCTGGTCGCTGGTAGATAGCTCCGGAATGCTCCTGCTGTCCATTAGGAATTTCGATAGCACTTCGCGCTGCAAAATGTGGCCGGGATACTTCCCGTCCACGGTCCCCATAAGTTCCGCATCCGCGGCCGTCACCGTCACGTAAGGATTGAATGTCACTTCATAGCGGCCGGGGATCCCCCGCTTGTTTACAGAGATAAACATTGCATTCACCACCTGGTACAGGCCGGAGTAGTCCTTCTCGTCGCGGCCGTTCCCGCGCGTATCCTCGTCCGGTATCTCGCTGTCGATTGCTTTCTTGCCGTCCTGTGCACGCATTTGCGTAACAAATTCTGCATCCCAACCGCGCGCTTCCTCTGCTCCTTCCAATTCTGCAAGCGTAAGCCATTCGGTTTCAAATACGCATGGCGATGTCTGGAATTCCGTCGCGGTAGATGGAATGTAGAAGTCTTCCCACAACCGCTTGCCCTCAATGGCCACGCCTTCATTCCTGGCAACCGCTGCGAAATGCGCCACGCCATCCTTCCTGAGCTCCTTCACCATCTTGTTTGCGCGCGTCAGCTCGATGTCTTCCGGGAATAGGCTAACCAGATACTCTGCCAGCTCCTGGTCGCCGGCACTTGGTGTCTGCAGCAGTGTCACAAATTGCTCAAAGGCAGCTTGCGCTACGCGCATCTGTTCGTCGCCGTCTTCGCTGTTCGCCAGGTTCACGGCCGTGGCCACATACTGCTGGCCCAGCTGTTCAGTCGTCAGGTCCACCGGTGTCAGGTATTCTTCCACGTTCCAGCGAACATCAATCCAGACCAGCGCTGGTGAATCGGCCAAGTAGTAGTTAGCTGATTTTATTAGCTCCTTCATCCAGCGCCAGCCCAGTTTGTTGTTGATGATATATCGCAGCAGCACTTTCATGTTCGCAGATTTCTGCACGTCAGTGCCTTCGACTGGGGTAATCTGTTTCTGGCTGTCAAGCGATGCCAGCACCAGCAGCATTACTTCGTCATTCACCAGCATGTCCGCCAGGCGCACCCGCTGGTCGCATGCTCCCTCAAACGGCCGCACGTCCTCTTCGTTGTTTGCTTCTGCGTGTTTCCGGCCGTCCTTCGTCTGGCCGCTCCAGATCGCCAGGCGCGTGTTCGCGCCATCCAGGCGTGTGCTTTTCAGGGTAGAAACGTATTGGTCCACGTTCTCAAGTTTCGCTTTCAGATCCGCCAGCATTTTCTCGTCAACCTTCATCGTGGCGCCATCAGTCATATTCTTGGCTGTTGTGTATTCGGTACTGCTCATGTTCTCGTCTCCTTGAGGTTAAACACTTTCACAATTTCACTTCTTCTGAACCTGCTATATTTGCAGCCCGGCAACACCACTGGAGTCAGCGTGCCAGCCTTGCACATTTTATAGAACAAGTCTCGGCATATGCCCGTCTCCAGCAAAACTTCTGCGCGTTTCACATAATAGGTGTTTGGCAGCATCAGCGTCCCCTAAAGCCGGCGCGGCCCATAAATGTCCGGTCCATACAGCCGGGCCTGGGCCTGTCGTCCTGTCGTTTGCTGTGGTCAATGCCATTGCTTCCGCGTCCATAATGGTGGCCTCTGCGCTCCCGTGGCTGGTCGCCTATAAATTCGCATAGCGATGTGAAGTAGTACCGCAGATTGTCGATCGGGTCCTTGCATGCGCCCTTCTGTCCGTCTGCGTTCCGGTAATTCGACAGGGAGTATATAGTATTCCTGCATGTCTTAGCTATCAGTAATTTGGGTTTGTTGAAGTAGCTGCCATCTTCCCCCTCATCATAGTCCAGCGCAGTGTTTATGGCGCTCAGTCCATCAGATACGTCCGCGCCGGGGGCTCCCAGGAAGTCCACCCCTATGTCCAGCATGTCTTCCATCAGCGTAATCGGCCGGTCCTTCTCCACGCGCGGCGTGCTGGCCGCTCTGGAGTCCATAATCCTCTGCTCGATCACTTCCATGGCGCCGTTGCCATCGTCCCAGCTCTCGATCTCCTCGTTGTGCGGGTACGCGTTAGGGTTATGGTCCACGTCTTCAAACCACGCCATATAGTCAAACCACTTCTCAAGACGTGCCAGCTCAAACTTATAGCGCAGCAGTCCAAATCCAAAACTCTCTTGCGCTTCTCCCTTTGCGCCGTCGTTCAAACCTTCTTTTTTAGCGCTGGGAACGGACCAGGGGCCCGTTACGCCTTGGCCGGGTATCTCGTAGTTGCCCGGCCACTCACGGTAGACATATGCGCAGTCCGGCGTCGCGCGGATCCACGTCATAAACCAGTTGCGGTCACCGCACGGATCGCACAGCATAAAGTTCGTACCTTCTGTGGGTATTGCACTGGCAGAAATTACGTGTGACGCAATTGAAAACTTTGGGAATACGGTGCTGGCCATGCGTTCCGCCGTGCCATAGACGCGCGTGCGTATCGTTTTGGTGCCCTGTTCTCTGGCCATGTCGATCACCAGGCGCGGATTGCCATATGGGTTATCGCAGCTGTGGAAGAAGACAACGGCCATGCGCGGATCCGCGCTGCGTAGGATCCTGGGCGTGTTGTGGAATATGCGGCCCGGCCGGTCCGGCTGGCTCGGTTTCCCTTCCAGCCATGCAAATATGTCTTCCGGCCGGGAGTATGGAGCCCTGCTCGGCCGCTTCTCCGTTTCAGCTGTAACCAGCTCGTCATACTCTTCCTGGCTCAACCCCAGCGCTGCAGCGCAGTCTGGCTCCCCGCCATCCTTTGGCAAACAGAACGCCGTCGATTCCCAGGCAGTCTCGGCGCCATCACAGAACAGTCCAACGCTGGGCGTGTATCCGCTTACTGGCGTGAATGTTGTGATGCACTTGCCCCCTCTTGTTGTCAGCCTGAACTTCAATGTCTCCAGCCAGTCGCTGGGAATCAGCTCGTCCGGATGTACCAGGTTGGCTTCCAGTCCTTCAATCGCCGTATCGCGGTCCTGCGTGTAATTGTTGAACCGGAATTCACTGCCAACAAAATTAATAAAACTCTGTTCGGAAAATCCAGTCTTCTTCTTGTATTTGATGTAGGCCGATTCCGTCGCCTTCTGCTGGCGCCATTCCGGCAGCATATACTTCCAGAACAGTGGCTGCTGATCGCGCACGCTGCGCTTCTCGCTCATGTGATATGCAACAATGTTGGAATTTCCTTCGTAGGTACCCACCTGCTGGCAGCGCTTTGCCGCATACTCGCTCTTGCTCGATCTGTTCGCTCCCATCACCAGCAGCATAAGTATGTTTGGTGGCAGCTCGAACAGATCCAGAATCGCTGCGCGGAATGTTTCCCAGTCCATCCCCAGGCGTCGGTGCAGCTGGTCCAGGAATGTCTTGTCATAACACTTAAAGCCCAGGATAGCGTCGCACACCTTCCAGATAGGCGGCTCCCAGCCATAGCGCAGCGGATCCGCAATCTCGTCGCTTATGATCTTCTCTCGCCGTTTCAGCAATCCTTCCAGCGCATCCGCCGGCGAACACCCCCGGCTTCGCGCTTCCGCCTGGACCTCTTCATATCCCGGCGGCGGCAATAATGGATGTCCTTCAACTTTCAAAATTTGGTGCCCCTCATCCATTCGCATTGTTCGTTTAGCACATCTATTGCGGAAGCACGTGGATAGCTCCTGCCTTTTGGAGCCCTTGCATATTTCCATGCTCCACAATCACGACAAATCATGGTCCATACTCCGTTTTCTGATACTTGAAATACATCAATGGATTCATGTCGGCATGATGGCGGTTGCGTTTTCGCAAGTTCTGGTACCAGTGGCACGAATGGTGCAAGGTTCGGGCAGCCTATTGCGCCGCGTTCTTCTTCCCCTGTCCTTAGATTCTTTAATATCAGTGACGGCCTATCGTAAAATGATACAATCTCCCACACGTCCTTGCCGTCCATCGTGAATAGCTTGCCAACTTCCAATCCCTCTTCTGAACTAATCATGTCGTTCCTTTCTGTTTATCTCCTCGTCCACTCGCTGCTTGGCAACACGCCAGCTGCTCTCTTCCCCCAGCGCCAGAATCGTCTTGTCCTGGGCATGGAAAACGTAATACGTGAACGCATACGAGTCGTCCAACTTCGGCACAACAAAGCCAACCAGGTCCCCCTCAATCATCCGGTCACAAATTACCTCACGCCACGCCATCAGAATCAC